GTCATCGTTTCGCTCCGTTGTGGTGTTTGCTTTGATTTGCTCAATGTATTACACTATATCGACAGCGTCAATAGTGTACGACAATAATTCCGAGAATAATTCCGTGGCAGCAAGCAAGCAACCGAAACGAGGGGCGCCCACCAAAGGGGATCTAGCCCGTACCCGTGTCCTACAGATCAGGCTGACGGAGGCGGAATTTGCCCGGATTCATAGGCTAGGCGGGTCTGTCTGGGCGAGGATCGTAATTGAAACCGCAGCCGATAAGCTGGCTAAGAATTGAGGCCGACGACAAAGCCCAATACCGCACCGACAACAGCTTTCCAGTCGTCGCAGCCAAAGCAGACGTGGGCATCTGGAACACGCTTTTTGATGGTGCATTCGCCGTGTATTCCACACTCGAATACCTTCACCTTTACGCCACCCTTGCAGTTCTTGCAATGAACCTTGCGGGTTGATTCGCCACGGTGATCACATGGATTCCCCGGAATGAATTGGGGTAACGTGTCAGTCGCGTACATCGTCTCACCGCAACCACACCGGACACAGTCCTTCGTGATCACCAGGACGCGGCGGCATTTGCATTTGATTGACTGCACTAGCAACCCCCTGCCGATGCCGTGACGTCTACGCTGGTTCCGCTGAAGTCACACGCAAAAGAAGGATCAGAAGTGGAAGCCCTATTGTCATACGGAACATTGAGTAAATTCCACGCACAACAATTCTCAGGACTGGCTAGCTGAAGCTTGAATACCCATGATTCCTTAGCATTGAAGGCGTCTGTTGAGTCTTTGATAGTCACCGACACCTCCAAGACACTGCTAGATAGAATCGTTGCGTGAATAATTAGAGTGTCAGCCGTCCGCGTACAGAAGTCGAATTCTGGATCAGTGACCGCAAATGTGGCGTGCCAAGTGCAGCTACTTACCCTTGGCAATGAATAGCTTCCAATCAGAGTGGAGCAGTCACCAATGCAATCATCATCAACGCCAGCAGGAAGATCAACCGTTACGGTATCCGGTGTACCATTCCCGTCGCAACGCGCACATGACGAGCTACTGGGGCAACAGTCATCACATGGATATCCTGGCATTTTTTAGCACTCAACGTTGTACATTTGCCAAACTTCATCGGTCGCGTTGCGTTCTATCAGCGTGATTCCATTGTCGTCCGCTGACCAGCTCAACCGATTCTCAGCAGTGACAGACGTTTCTACTGGAACACCATCCAACGCAATAAGGTTGTCAACCACGTTATCCGTGTCGGTGATTAACAGGGCTCCGACCTGCTGCCCACGATAACGCCTTGCAGGTCCGTAGCTCTGGGCCAAATTCACCAGACACCACTTAACGCCTGTTCCACTGGGCTTGTGCAGAATTCGAGCAGAGCCCGCACCGTAGCTACTGAGGTTCGCATCTGTCGCGGTCTTGACGTCGCACCAGTCGTCATCGGCATCGATCATGTCGACTTGTACCACGCAATGCCCAGAGATCGTACAGCGTGCGAATTTGCCATCCTTGCACGGCTCGAGCAATACCGCGAAGTTGCCAACGTGGTCGCTGGCGAATGTTGGCGTGGATCCCTTCATTGTGGGGTTGGCTTTAAATTCGTTTGAATTGTCCGACTCGTTGAAAACCACCCCGTCTATTCCAAGCACGTCAAACCGGTCTAAGTCGCCACCGCTATCGTTACGGATCCGCAGCGGGCGACCAGTGGCCTTGCTACCAGGCGTCTGACTTAGCAAGCCACCACGCCACAGCCTGGCGATATCCTGCAGGTCATTGAATAGATCTGCGGAAATACTGATCGGCTCGCCAGTTCTCGCTACCTTGTATCGCATTATTCGTCTTCCGGTGGATCCGCACCGGGTATGCCCAATATCGTAGGGTAATGGACTTGGCCGTATACAACTGCAACATAAACACCGATGACGACCGGCTTCATTTTCTTAGCGGTATCTTCCTGCTCTTGCTCATAGAGAATCCACAGAAACTCGTGTGCACCTTTATTAATATCTTCAATTCCAGCAACGGCTAAATCGCTCTGGTTTTTACCGGCAAGCCACTCGAAGGATACGGCCCAATCAGCCTGTCCTCGCTGCGTTCCATTTGCTGATAATAGCAGAAGCTCACCCACGTCGAAATTCAGGAAAGATGCGTTGTTTGTTTTACCAACTGCGTCACGCAATCCTCGAGCGTATGAGTCTGTTACTACGCTTGTCGGCAGGTAGTACGTACGTCTGAACGACAACGTTGGTACCAGAATATCGACACCCTCAACACTGCCGTCTTCCTGCACGTTCACCGCGTTGCCTAGGTCTGGCGCTGCGGCTGGATACTTAAGTTGCGACAGTGCCTCTTGAACTCGCTGCGTTCCACCGCCTATAGAGAAACTTTGTTCGTGGTCGTTCGTCTCTGTTGGTTGTGCTTCACGTTTTGTCTGCGGGCTGTCCGCTGTCGCCCAATTAACGCTAGCAAACCGCATGCTGGAATTAACGGTTTCTCTCACGGTAACATCGACAATGCGCAAGGACTTACCATCAACAAGCACGACAGGAGGCGCAATTGCGATCACGTCCGATATAGCCCCGGATTCGGTGCCTGAGTCGCTCATATATCGGCGTGTGTGCGTGTGTTTCTTGTCTAGCCGCCTGTTCGTTTGGCGACTCTCCATTTTCTCTTGTGCTGACATTGGTACCTTAACCGCGAATGGTGCATAACAGATACGCAGCGCCAATAACCGCTTGTACGCTCGCGCCGCCCGCTCCGTCGTTTACGGCTACGTTTATCCTGACGTCAATCTCACTTCCGGGCGATAAAACACTACCGTCTAGCGTGTAATCGATGTCCGCAAATACAAGCGAATTACAAGACGTCGCAGCTACAGACTGCAAATCCGATCCAGTCTTCACGCCTTCGCCATTGCTCAAATAGGCTTCAACGTCCACCGAACAAGATGCATCGGCCACGGCACCGACCATACCGCAAGCAAGCCGAATTCGTGCCGCTTGGGTTGCTACGTATTCCGCTGGCATCGTGATTGTCTGCCGGGCGTATAGGTTCGTCGCGCCGACGGTTTTGACGTCGTATGTCTTCAGAGAACTTGTGTCAGTTGCGAAAGTTCCGGTGTACAAACCAAGATCATCCAGCGCAGAAACGTTCGGCAGAACCGCCCCTGAATTCCATACTCGCCATCGCTCAAACGGTATCGCGTATTTTGCGGATGTTTCAGCGTCCAAGCTGGCTCGAGTTAATCCGGTAATTGCTGTATTCGGTTCGATTGTCAGCGACGACCTAACACGAAGTCCGTCTTCTAATTTTGCTACCATTGGTCTGTCTCCTTATCCCCATCCGGGGTTTACTCTCTCTTCGGCGATTTTCCTTAATAACTCGTTGGTTTCTTCTCTTTGCTCTTGGGCGGCTCTTTGTCGGTCCATCTCCCTTTTTAGCATTAGCAACTCCTGCTCCCTTGCGGTTAACTGCCGCTGTTGAGCTTGTACCAATGCTATCCGCTCCACGGCACCAGCTGCGAACGTTCCTATTGTAGTTATTCTAGACTTGGCTATTTCTAATTGATTCTGTAAATGAACCTTATCGCCTAGATTCCGCAGTTCGTCCGTCAGTGTTTCCGTAACTTGAATCTCTGGCGTTGTGCTCTTCGGCTTTGTCGGTTTTGTCGAAGTGTCGATAACTTCGCCAGACAATCCAACCGCGCCAGACTTGGATGCGTCTCTACGTTTTTTGCCTTCCTGGACCAACCTTTGATAACCGTCACCAAATGCCAGGTTGCCAGCATCCATCAAACCCTGAACCTGTATTTTCTCGGTGCGTTCCAGGTCCTCGCGGAATGTCTTGGCATAGTCGCCAAGTGTTGCTGATATCTTATTCCCTGGAATCAGGCTGCCAGCCTTTGCCGACAGTTCGACGAGCCTGGACAATTTAATCAGCGTCTGCGTTAGTGCTACTTCCATAAATCTGAAACCAGCGGTTAGCGCTGCTATCGTTCTTACCATCGCCTCGATCGGTGAAGCGGCAGCAGCAGACGATTTACCAAACCCATCGATACTACCAGCTGCAGTGTCTACCTCGCCAGCTATTGGCTTAAGTGCTTCGACTAGGTTAAATAACTCATCGATCCAGTCACTCAGAATAGGCAGCAGGAACGTACCAACGTTGGCAGCAAAATCCAATGCCTTGCCCTGCAGATCCTTCAGTTGGTTGGCAAAACTTCCGGCTGAGCGTGTTGCGTCACCCTGGGCTGCAGTTGTACCTCGTAGAATCAAGTTGTATCGTGCCATCACTTTCTGTTGATTTGTGGCATTCTTAGAATCTAGCCCTTGGTTCAGTAGCTCTTGCTTTACGGCAGCTTCCGAAACGATAACGCCGTATTTCTTCATTACCTCGCCCGACCCAGTCAACGCTGATTGCAGGTCGCGCATCACGTCAGCGTCTGCCATGTTGTTGAAACTGGCAAGGTCCGTGCTGAGTATCGTCAGGTCCTGGCTCATCGCCGTAGCTGCACCCTCCTCGAATCCCAGCGGAATTAGAAGGTCTTGAGCGTTGGACAGAAAACGTGCCATCTGTTCTTCGCTGCGACCGATCTGGGCGGCGTAAGCATCGCCCCACTTCTTAACCTCGCCAGCATTCTCACCGAAGACGACGTTGAATTTGTTCATCGTCTCTTCGAGGTCGCTGGCCGCTTTCACGCTAAACGCGGCGAATGTTGCCGCACCAGCCGCCAGTCCTACAGCAGCGAGTTTAACACCAGCTGCCGCCACACTCTTGAGTCGTCCCGTTACCGCCTTCAGGTCTTTCCGTAGCTTGTCGCCGCCACGGAGACTCGTCTGGATATACGCTTCTCCTGCTTTGATAGCAGCCATTACATCACCCTCGCGACTGCTCGCGCGTACCGTTCAGCGAGTCCCTTATTCATCTTCTGGAACGCAGGCTGAACGAATGGCCTGGCCTTGTACCGCACAGATCGCGGCATAGCCTTGGGGTGATAGTGGATTTTCACGAGCTTCTTCGGTGTGCCTGGTGGGAGGTACTGCAGTAGCCTAGGACGTCCACCGCTCGTGCTCTGGATCCGGTAGAAGAATTTGCGACGAACACGCCCACCCTCTTCAATCAGCTTCGGAGTTGGCGTTCCGGAGGCTTGTTTTGCGTGGTACTTGACGACTCCGACTATGACAGACTGAGCACCACGTGAAACATCGTATTCCACTCGCCTGAGCCCGCCATCTCCTGCCCAGCGTCGTGGAGGCTTCCCCGGCTTGCTAGACTTTTTACCAGGGCGGACGCTCCGCCGGATTGTCTTACGTAATGCGCCACCGTACCAATGAAGGAAACGCTTGTCAGCTTTGGCAAGTCGACGGATTACATCCGGGGCGTTGCTCGTCGCTCTGATATCAAGGTTCACTGACAGGGGCATCTTTGACGAATACTTTCAGGGCTGAGATAGTCGACTTATTAATCGGGAATCGAGACTTACCACCGCTGCTGCCTGTCCTCTGCCGATGGAATGCTTCCGGCTTTGCACCCCTCACCATCTCCATCAATTGCCACAGTTTCATCGGTAACGGATCAACACCAATCACTCCAGCGATTCGGAATAGGTCAACGATGCCGGAAGGCACGCAACCGCTTTCTTCATCGCTTCCTCCGTCGTCTGAGTGCGTCTCCACATCAGTCGGAACACTTCGCCCTTCGCTGGTTGAAGGGCAGTAAAAAAATCCGCGAGTTCCTCCATTGCCGCGTTGGCTGCCTCCTTCGCGGTATCTGCCGTCATCTGGTCAGCGAATTGCTGGAACGTCACACCAGCCCGAATAGCCTGTTCATGGCAGATGGAATAGAGCACACCGACAAGAGTCGCGGCATCCTCTAGCTTTTCGATGTCCGGTGGGATTCCCATTGGGTTATCGTAAAGGTTAACCCCGGTCTGCTGCTGGATCCGTAGGCAGGTTCCTACGTTGATTTCAACAGCCCACGGAATCGGCGCCCCATTCTTAGGTCGCGTTTCGAATGTTCGCACGTATCACCCCGATTATGCGTGAGTAAACCAAACAGGCGGAGAGTCTGCGTTCTTCACGGGATCGGCTACGAAATCCACCATCAACGCCTCACCAAGCGTTTGACTAACGTTTGCTTGTGTGATCATGCACGACGCCCGTAATCCTTCTGTGCCTGTCACCGCTGCGCCATCCGCTGCATACAACGGAACAGCAGTATTAGCAAAGTACGCAGCCATCAGCGCCGCAAAATCCGTGTCGCTGGTGTTGTATAACATCGACCACTCGATGCTATTCTCTTTCAGCCCATCGACGCTTTCGACGTGTCCGCCGCTGGCTCGAGTCGTGACGTCAACTTTGCTTTTGTTTTGGGTAATGCTGAGATCTTTCACCTCAGTAATGGCATCCCAGACAGGGACGGCATACGTTCCTGTATTCCTAAAAAGGACAGCATCTTCTGATAGTACGAGTGCCATGGATTTATCCTCGGTATTGGAATGTGATCATTGCGACGAATAGTTGGCTGTCGTATTGCCGGTCAAGGTCGTACGGTTCATCCTGCTCGATTCCAACGCATGCCAGACTGCTCATCTTCTGCGTCGAAAGGTCTTCTTTAATTTCCTCAACTAGCTCGATAAACAGGTCAACACCGGAATCGGTACTGGCTGCTGTGACGACCACTCGGCCCTCGTATGTCTTGATGTAGATTCCGGCCCTGGTAGCCTTCTCCCAACTCTCGACGCCAGCGGAGACAGTCACCTCGTTTACGCTGATAGTCGCCCTGTCGGTTCGCTGAACTAGTTCCTTCGTCGCAACGATCGTTTGCGTGTAGCTGCCTGCGGTCAGTGCCGTTACCAAATCATCGACAATCAAAACCGACTTAGCAGCCAATTATGGGGTTACCTTCTCGACAGTGTGAACCCTAATGATCTGGTCGTAACTGTCGCTATATGTGAAGTGCGGCGAGCCACCTTCGGAAATTACCAAAAAGGTCTTTGTCCCTTCGGTGATGACGTCCGCTCTGGCTGGTGTAACCGTGACAGTGGCTAGAATCAATTCACTAGCCAAAATCAGAAAATCTCGGTAGTGCCGCTCATCGATAACCACACCAAAGTCGTTAGCAACTAAGGACGGACTTGAGCCTACGTTGACCGTGAGCGAAACGGAATTAACGCCCCTGGTGTAGGTTATCGATCTACCACCTGCGGCACGTTGCGCCTTGTAAGACGCAAGTACCGCCGATTGGATTGCGGTTACCATTTTCGCTTACGTCGCCAGAGCTTCGGTTGCGTTGATCTGAGGGGATACGATGATCGGAATTCCAAACGCTTCGGAAGGGAATGGAGCCGGGGCACCAGTCGGGTTCGTGGCCGTTCGACTCGCCTGCAATTGCTGATGCGATCGACGACCCATAACGAATGCGTCGGGCGATCCACCGTCCATGGTGAAAATTGCACTCGACAACAGGGCATCGGTCAGCGTTTTAGTCGCATCCGCTGTGACGTTGACAATTCGCACCACGGAAGCAAGCGCACCAATCTTCAAACCGACCAGGCCTGTGATGGGCGTATAGTAACCCGGAAAAGTCCCAGTGGCACCAGGGATCGGAACTACGGACATGTCGCCCATCATCAGTTGACCACGTTGTCCCCAGATCAATTCAACATCTTGTGGGCCGAATCGAACCGCATACACGCTACTTGCCGTCGTAGCGGTCGTTCCGGCAGCGTTCACAGTCTGTGCGTCTGCGATGTCGTCAAGGTTGGTCTGCTCGTTGAATCCAGCGAAGCCAGACGCTTGGCCACCAGTGCCAGTGCCGTAGAAGATTTGCTGTTCAACTTCTGCGAAGGCTTGCCGCAAGTGGCTTTGGCCCTCGTCAAACACTTCAGCCGCCCATCCGTCTTCCCGTGCATCCGCAACAGCCACATCGACTGCGAACGAAGCATCCAGAATTTTCAGCGTTGCCGTGACCGCGACGGTGGTCGAATCCGTATATTCAAGCCCGTCATTTTCCGCACGAAACGCAGTCGTTGGGTTCGCCGTCCGCTTGCTGTAGGTCAGCGTATTCTTCGCTGCGGTCCGCGCAGCCATCATCGCAACGAGGGGGGCTTGGTCGACAACGTCCGAGATAATAAATCCCATGTCGGTGTTCATCGTCACGACGTCCGCAGTGCTTCTCCAGGCATTAGCCATGGTTTCTATCTCCTAGGTAGTTTCTGAATTTCCTTGTCGGGTAGTTCCGTTGGCTAGTTTCTGGCGAGACGTAGCTTTTGTGCTTCGGCCTTTGCCATGAATTTGGCGCGATTGGGATCGTTTCCTTCGTCGGTCAACTCGTTGATACGAGCGGCCAGCGTGTGGTCTTCTTCGCTCAACTGCTCGCCTTCGTCCGTGTTCAACGGTTCGCCTTCACCCACTGCGGAGAGTGCTGCTTCGAGCTTGGTTTCCAGTTCCGCGATCAGATCGACCTTGTTGGATAATTCCATCGTCAGTCCATCAATCTTCAGGGCGAAACATTCCTCGAACGTCTTACCCTCGACAAACCAGGCTGCGCCAATGTCACCGAATGCGGCAATGTATCGCTTGCCAAGGTCTCGGCTGAATTCGTCAGTTTGCTCGACGGGGGCCGCTGGGGCTTGTGTCGACATATCAAGATCTCCCTTTGAAAAGTCGCGGCCATAATGCCGTCGAAGTAGTCCCATCGCACGGGCGGCTACATCTTCGGGATCCGAATCCGCAAAGTACGTATCTAGAAACTGCGTAACAATTGCGGGTATTCCCGCCCGTGAATCCAAATCAAATAGGCCATCCGTTGCCGCGCCCTCTCCGACGAAATCAACAGCACGTAGACCGGTCAGTCGAATGGGCTGTAAACCATCTTCGTTCTCTTCTGCCGTCATCGCCTCTTCATCGAATACAGCCACAATCGATAGGCCGATATCCTCTGGAGCCTCATCCGCCATATCGAATATGTGGCCTGCTAGGTCTTCCTTGGCAGACGTCGAGCGGTGAAAGTCCGCGATAACCGCGTTGCCTTCAATCTCGAAATTCCGCTGTTTGCCTAGGTGTTTTCCTAGTCCATCTTCCGACATGTTGGGATGAGTGAATCGGGCTTTCACGCCTGCGTTTGGCTGATTCCCGAATTCCTTCACCTGCTCGAGTGTGGTTTGATCCACAAAGTACGGGCGCGGGTCACCTTCCTTGAGCGGTCCTAATTCGATGACCTTCACGCCACGAATGATTCCGTTCTCTCGGTCCACCTGTTCCGGTGCAGACCGTAGGGCAATCGAGCGAAACAGGTTATCAGGCTTGGTTGGTGTCGATGTCGTCGGCATCGTCTCCCCCTATGGTTGTTGCCAGAGAAACGCCGGCTAATTCTGCGTATTGTTGTTCGCCTGATAGCTGGTCAATCGTGTCAGTCCACTCTTCCCCGTAGACTTCCTTGACCACGCGAGCTCGTGTCGTCAGTCCTGCTTCGATCGCCATCACGGATGCTTTGATATCCTTCAACGGATCCCACCACGGAACGCCTGCCGGTACCCATTCCCAGGACAGATCCCGGAACGCCATGCCAGCGGGTAGAATCACCTCGCCGTTTCCGATCGCCAACGCTAACCGCCAGCCGGTGATGTCGTCGAGCAATTCAACTAGGTCGGCACGCTTCGACTTGCACGAGGTCAGGTAATGACCCAACGCCGCACGCGATCCAAAAAAGTTGGTGAATGATTCGTCGTAGAATGACCATGGCATATCGAGTGACTTCAACGCTGCCATCAGACACGACTGAAGAAACTGCTGGAATTCGGTTGACGGGTGTTTACTTTCCAGGAAGTCCACGCCGTCGCCGGGATCCAAGTCGAGCTTGATTGGTCCCTTCCCAAAGTCGACGCTGTAATCGCCGCTGATCTCTTCTGTGTCGTCTGCTTCGCGTGTAATCGCCAGCGCGAATAATTGGGTGATTTTCGCCTTTGCTTTGGCGTAGTCCCGGACCTCTCGAACGTCTTGGAAATCGTTGATAGCCGCAGCGAGTGGGCTGATTCCGCGCTTAGAATCGAACCCTTCCCAATACGCTAGCTGGCAGACATTAGCCGCTCTGACTTCCCGCTCGAATACGTATCCGCTGCCTCGTATGCTTCGCTGATGGACCGATATACCAGCCATCGTTCCGCCACGTCCTAGCCTGATTCCGTGAGCGTATTCGGCGCCCTCTCGTCTGTCTTCGTGCCTATCTGGATCTCTTACCCGATCGGCTTCAATCGCTTGTAGTTGTCCGGTTCTCTGCTTGACCAAAAACACGTCGCCATCCATGACCCGTCGTGCTTCTGCCATCCGAATGAATCGACGTAGACCGTGTCGCTTGCCAATGTCAAACCGTTTCGGCTTGCTCCAACTGGTGACGAACGTCTCAAGCTGCCGATTGAATTCCGGGTTCGGTGTTCTGGCTTGGTACGTGAAACTAGAGACGTAGTCCAGATGCTTGCGAATTGCCCACGCTGCAACGGCAAAGTTTCTGTTGAGATCAGACGCGCCGTTGATAAGCTGGCGTCGTTGGCCTTCCGTGGTCGCTACGTCTGAGCTCCGAATTCGCCTGCCTGGATCTTTCCGCTTGTGGCTTGGCTCGGCTGCATCGTAGGCAACCTGGAACATGCCACGGAATCGATTGAGCAGGCTCGGCTTGGTCTCTGCGATCATCCGGCACCATCCAATCGGATAGTAGCCGTGCGACCGTTGAGAAGACGGTGCATTTCCTTACGGGCGGCGTAGAGTTGCTGGGTGGCTATTCCGTGATCGAATACCGTTGATTGCCCGTCGACAGTAACCGACTTGACGCCTATTGCGCCAGCTGCCTCGTCTATCGCATCCTCGATGGATTCGATCCGCTTACGAAGCTTCGCGATTCGTCTGGTTTTTTCCTGGCGATCGGTCATACCCCTATCTTTCAGGGGCGTCTACAGAAAAGCGATAGCTGAAACCATCAACGATAGTTTGCCGTTGGCCTTACGTTCGCAGGGGGATGGTTCAGAATAGCCGCAGCGTCGTGATCGATTCCGTAGGACTCCAGCATTTTAACGAGGCAAGGGGCTAGCTTGTCCATTGGAAGGATGCGATCGGAATGGTACCTAGCCGGTCTTAGGGCAAGCTGCCAGCACAAGACAAGCCGATTCATAGACAATCATTTGCCAATGTTTCCTGCTCGAGCGTTTCGGTACATGGTGGGCATGGTGGGCAAGGAGTTTCTGTCCGAATCGTGTAGACAGACGGGCAATCTTTGCACGCCACTTTGTACCAGATGATCTTCAAGTCATTGTGTTCCATCGTCCGAATCGTCTCCTTTTTCGTCCGGTCTGGACTATGGCATAGCGGACATGTCGCGGGTCGCTCAACCACGATTGTCCTGGTCTGCGTCTTGGAACCCTTTGGTCGTCCTGGTTTTCTCTTGCTCATGATGTCCCCAATGGCACTAATTCGTATTGGGTTAAAACTTGATTTAGTGCGTCGGTCTGTTCATCTGTCAAAATGCATTCAATCGTAACTGTGGGAATTGAGTCGCACGAGATGTTGATATCTAACGAGCGGCATTCCATTGGTATTGGTAGCACTTTTGCTAATTCGTTTAGTAAGTCAACTCCTGGACTAAAACTCATAAGTACGCCACCCTGTCTGATGTCCGTTCTCGTTTCTTCTTCGGCTGCTCCGCCGTCGTCAACGTCGCTCCCTCAATACTAGCCGCCACCGCAGAACCAGCTACGCAATCGAACCAGTGATTGTCCGGCCGATCCGGTCTGGTCTTCCACTCGTCACATTCCCTGCCTCTGCCCTCAACTCGAACCGCATATTCTGCCCTCAAGTGATGGGCAAATGTCCTATGGTGGCGCGGGGTAGCTTTGTACAAAGTCAGGCTCCCACGCTCGGCGGGATCGGTCGCTATCCTCGCATGGATGAATGACTTCCAGTGGTTCGAATCGAAAATACAATGTTTCATCTTGCCCTGCTGGTGATCCTTGGCCCGTTCGACTCGCCAGTGTGGACCTAGGATTTTACCCGCTTCTTTCTTCTGGCGTTCATTCAAAGTATACGTAGCAGCCCCAACGAATTGACCACGCGCCGGGTAGACTCGAGCCAAGTGTTCACTCTGCCTAACCGCATCATAGACGCAATCGGTCTGCCAATTCCCATCCACCAACAGCCGATCAAGCTGCATTTCCAGACCATCGTCTCGCGTGTAAGTCCTTGAGCAAAGCAAGTCGATGCATTCTCCCAGTCCCTTGGAAATGGACGCTTCAACCGACAATCCGGGATACTTCTTTGCAAGCGTTGCCTTGGCCTGAGAATAACGGAAGTTTAGGGCCCGTTGATCTGGGTACGCTCCGTACTCCAGCACGTAGCCGGTGAATCGAGGAGTCCACGCTGCGACACACCAAAAGAAACAGTTCTGCTGAACATCAATAAATGCTGTCACCTTGTCAGCTTGCAACGGAATGACCCGCGTTTCGTAGCCGTTCACACGATTCGATATCTGTTCGACCGTCAGCGAATCATCACCCTGGAGTTCCAACGGTTCATTCTGGTATTCGCTCGCAAAGGTCGATTCGTCCCGAAAGAACAGGTTCATGCAATTCTGTGTCGCGCTGATCTCGTCGGAATAGAATCGCTCGGTCCAGGACGGATCGGCGCCCGCGTCCATCTCGTCTTTGTTCTCTTGGTAGTATTCCGTCGCTGGTGTTCCGTCCCCATCATTCCGAAAGTCTGCCTCTCGAATCTCCTGATACTGTTCCCAAAGATCCATCCGGGTAGGCATCGAATTTAATAGACTGGTACGTTTGCCGTGCCATTCGGGAGCTAATTCCCTGTCCAGAATCGTATCAGCCATGTCCCCACGTCGGATAACCGTGCATGGCATTACACCGGCAATCTTGGTATTCGGGCCAGCTAAACCGAGAATGTCACCGTTCAGTGTGTCAATCCTGTCCTCAGTCTGCCGATTGGAATACGCACTCGACCGGGTCTGCGGATCATCCAAGCAAACGTAGTCCGGCCGAATCACCTCGCCATCCTGCGTAACGTCTTGCTGGCCTCGGATGTCGCCCAGAATTCCACATGTCGTTATTAGGCTAGCAGACGAAACGCTGCCGGCCACCGTTGGGAATGTCAGTTGATCCGCAGACCAAACCATCGACGTAGGATTGCCGTCTATCATTTGACTCGGCGCCCGCATCGCTTTACCCTCCAGGGCTCGAATAGGCATACAAGCCTCTGGAAAATCCTCGAACAACATCTGGTTGAATCGGAGCTCGGTCTTGATCCCCTTAAGCAACTTGACCCCCTTGGGCTCAGTCGCACCAATTAAGCAGACCCATCGACGGTATCCATAGAGCAATGCCCAGATGGCGGCCGTCATTGTGATCGTTGTTTTGCCAGCACCTCGGGGCATCGCAAGAGCGAACAGCCCACCGTCGAATGTTGTCGTTTCAACCTGCTTCAAAACCGACAAGTGATCTGGTGACCAGGAAACGGTAAAAGCCTCCGCGCGGTACGTCTCACAGAACAGCCGAAAGTCAGAACCGCATTCCTCGCGACGGGTCGGATTCTTAACCGCTGGGATTCCCGAGAGAGTCGCTCTAGCCGCCGCTGCATTCCGTGCCCACTGCTTCTTATCCCTGCGGCGTTTGTCAGATTTTGTGTTGTCGATCATTTCGCGTTGCCTATACTGCGCTATAAACGAC